TGTCTCTACTAATATTTGTTTTCTTAATCTTCATGTCATACAGTTTGCTGTTGGCAGTCTGTGAGTAGTCTTTTAATCTATCACCAGAGTTAAACAAGGAACCAAGAACTTTATTATCTGGACCGTCTTCTCCCCAGTTTGCAAACGCTAATTCATTCCAAAGGGTTTGATTTTGTTTAATGTTACGTACTGTCTGTGGGCTGGCAAATACACCGAATGGGTTATTTTCAATTCCACCAGAGCGAGCAACATTGTAGGTGTAGCCACCATAGGTGAGCATTTCACCAGCATCATTTGTCTTGGTATTATCGTAAATAAATCTCTGCATACCCTCTTCGTCACCCCAACGTTGTTGGTATTGACGAAGTTCTTGTTGCTTGCGGTCTGCGTAGTTTTCAATTTTAACATTACCAACACCAGAAAGACCAAACGAGAACAGCCCTTCCCACAGAAATTCGTGGATTGACATATTAGTTGCATCGCCGTAAAGAGCAAGTGCCTCTTTAGACTGTTGACGTTCATCAATAATGGCATTTGATTCTTGCTTGTTTAAGTAGTCTTCGTATAGCCACTTGTAGTTTTTAATTGTGCGAGTTACCAAACGTTCAGATGCCTTAGGGTCAAGTAAGTCAGCAACACTACCAAGCACAGGAACCTCTGATGTACCTGCCATAACTGAACGCATCCAGGCTGGAGGGTTAATAACTAATCCCAGTAATAGGTCACGCGCACTAACACCAGTCTTTGGTGCAGCATAAGGTGCGACAACTTTGCGCAGTAATTCTGGGTCCATACCAAACTTAGTTAGCAGTAACTCTGGGTCCCATGCTTGACCTGAACCCATTTTTGACAATGCAGATATGCTGATGTCAAAGAGACCACCGCCACCTTCAGGGATGAATGGCATATATCCATTGTTAATTAAGTCATATGAAGATAGTTGAGTTGAGAATCGCTCGTCATCAGGTATGCCCATGATATCAGCAACGCCCTTTGATACCGTAATCTTTGCAGCAATGCCTTCTGCATGGAATGGATTAATTGTTCCTACGTCAACACCGTTTTCATTTTCAACGTCAAACATTCTGTCAGGTGCTGACCAGAACTGAATGTAGCGTCCAATAAATTGTGGGTTACGCATAGCGTATCCAAACCAGAATCGGTTAGAGTTTTGCTTAGCCATGTAGAATGGTGAGTAAAAGCGCAAAGTTTGAGCAGGATTTGTTTTACGCTGTACTGAGTACAGACGTTCCATGGTTTGCTTGTATGCAAAGCGATGTGCTGCCTCAGTTAAATCATCCATGTGAGCGTTTAAGTAATCATTAGAACGACCCATGCTTTTCCAAAGGTTAGCAATTCGGCGCTGCTCTGTCTGAGCCATCATTCTATAGAAAGGATGACGAACAAATAAGTCTTCTGGAATTTGACCAATGTACTTAAACATTGTCTGAACTGCACGCCGCCAAAGGTTAACGTTGTTTTTCTTTAGTGTATTTCCATGAATAGATGTACGCTGACGTTCTGGAATTTGTAGCATATCGTCTGCAGTAAGCGTTCCATTTTGGGCTTTAATGCGTAGACTAGAAATAAGTTGTCCATCTTCTTGCGCAATCATATTTGTTCCAGGTATCTTCTTTCCTTTTTGAGTAAGGATTGGGACACCAGCATCGTCAAGAAGTGGAGAAATAATATTTCCATCAATACCATACATAGGAAGAACTGACTCAACAAACCTTGAGTTGCGAACAATAATGTCACCAATAGGGTCAGTAGGGTTTGTTAACGAAACGCTGTCAATTTCAGCCTCAAGTTCTTTTCGCCACCTAACGGCATCTGGACTATTACTTTTAGCCCATGTAACAACACCGTCAACACTTTGACCGTTAATTCCGTCAATCTCCATAAGACGGCGTACCGCAGTATCCATTGACTGACGGTTAGCATAGTCTGCTGCTTCACCAGCCCAGTTCTTGTTAACAATTCCTTTGCTGTCGTATGGCTCAATAACGCCACGTACAACTTTTCCGCTGACAATGTTAGTTAAGGTTCCACGGTTAATGTCAAGCACAACGGAAGCACCAGATGCAATAGCACTAGATTCACGGCGCATGATTGCACCTAGGGCACCAGCATAAATATCAGGGACGGGAAAACCTGGAACAAGTTCAAACTCGCCTTCACCAGAGCGCTTAATGTTCCTGATGATGTTAGACCTGCTAATTAAACCTTCAAGTCTATTGCGAATCGCAGCCTTAGCAATGACAGATGTACCAAGAGATTCTAGTGACTGCATCGTTGACTGTAACATCTTGCCCATGTCGGTCAAACCATCTTGCATTCCTGCTGGCATCTCAATGTAGCGAGGGGATTCAATTAGTTCTGCAACGTTTTTCATTTCTTCACGCAGACGAATCTTAAAGAAACCAAGTGTTTGAGCAACATATGTTTCATCAACAGACACTAAGATTTCCCAGGCACGCTCAAGGTCATCGTTCACTTTGTTAAGTGATTTTTGCGGTTGACCCTTGTAGAATCCACGCTTGAATTGACCATGTGTTAGTAAATCAAACAGTTGACCATTAACACCTTCTGGCAATCCTGCTTCATCACTTAAGCGGAATCCTATATTGCGAGCGTAATCAACAACATCCTTGTAAAGTTCGGACTTGTCGTATAGTCTTACAATGTCATCTGCTTCTGCAAAAGTCTGACTCATTGCTGCAAATGTTGAATCGTGTGATTGATATAGCATTTCTGCTACATCGTCATTAAACTTTACTTGGCTATCATTAAGACTGCGCTTTAAAATATTAATCATTTTGGCTTTGCTACCAGCCTCAGCACGTATCTTTGTATTTCCATAGATGCGCTTGACGACACCAGGGTCATATGCCGAGCGAAGTATCTGTGTTACGGGAATACCAAAGTCACGAGAGACTTCAAGTGCAACAGCAATTACACGACCATCTCCCTCACCCACGTTACGTAGTGTGTACTTGAAAGACGCAAGAACCTGTGGTTTCCAGATATCGTTGTAAAGAATATCTAAACCATCTCTTAGGTTATCTGCTCTTTTACGACCAAAGGTCTTCATGTTTTCAGGTGTAAATTTTTCAGTTAAAGTTCTTTCTCCAAGAATTTCATCAGATAAATCTGAAACGATTTTAGTATAATCTGTTTTACCCTGGTAGCGTGGATTAAGTTCAATTTCATCAACAATTTGTTTAATCAAGTATGAGTTTTCAGCAATGACACTATCAAAATGAATAAGGTCAACACCGTAATGCATAGATGGTACTTGAGGTACACGCGCTGGTACTGCAGAATAGGATGACTTTAGTTCAGCCTTTGCATCTGCGATATCTGCCTCAGTTATTACAGCCTTAGGACCACGTTTAATCTTTGCAATCTGCAACGCCATGTCATTTGCTGATTCTTCAAGATATTTAATTATTAAAGTTCCACCCACGCCATCGTCAATGGTGTAGTTTCTATCAATAACATCTTCAATTAAACGATTTTTTCTTAAAACGCTTTTCTTTGCAATAACTTGAGCAACTTCCACTGCAATTTTTTGACGCTTCTGAGTGCGAAGCAATCCGTCATTACCCTCAACTTTTATTGCGTCTTTCATTCGGTAAATAATTACGTCCTTCATGGACTTTTCGTCAAACTTTTGAGCCATCTGAAAACGTGAAGTCTTGTTTGTATTTCTTTCGTACATTTGAGACCAGGCTTTTTGAACCCTAGGTGATTTGTCAGTCAATTTTCCAAGAAGGCGAGCACGTGCATTGAACTCAAGAATTGAATTGTCACCAGCGATACCACCAATAGACATACTTCCAGAAGGAAATTCTTTTAAACGAGTAGATGGATTTAAGTATGTTGCAGCACCGTATAGAGCGCGTTCAAAACGGCTTATGTCAACCGTCTCACCCCAGTAGCCCTTACTGTAGGCTAGGGCAGACCTTGCACTAGCACGTTCTACGGCAGCGATTGGAGATGCGGTACGGCGAGCGATAGAACCAATAGGAACTTCTTCAAGAACCTCACGCATAGCGGAGCGTTGGTCATCAATCTTTTTGCTTTCTCTAGCAAGTCTTTCTGCATGCTTTGCAGCAGTATCGCGCTGCACCTTTAATAGCATTGCGCTTTCTGTGCCAGAAATAGGACTTACTTCATTAAGATACTTTATGGTGTTTGCAGTAGATTCTGATTCACGGAGAAGAGGTCCAAGGTCAGAAGATAGCAGTGTCTCATTGTAAATAAAGTTATCAATAGTCTTTGGGTCACCAATAGCAAACTTTAAAACGTTTGCTAATTCTGTATCGTCACCTGTTTCAACTGCGCGTTGCGCAGCCTTTTGAACTTGCAAACCAAGTGGTGAGTTACCAGCGATAGTTGGATGAGAAAGAATAGGTCCAAGGTCATTAGCATTTTCCTTGAAGTAACCAAACTGCACATTCCATGGTGACGGCTTACCTGCTGCGGCTGCATCAATATTAGCAACAGTCTTTGCAATATTCTTTTTTGTAACTGGAACCGTAACAAGTGTGCGTGAAAGTTTTCCAACTCCACCACCAACAAGAACTACTGGGTCAGCACCAATACTTAAGGTAAGGTCAATAGCACCAGAAACATACTTTAGTCCCTTTAATTGGCTAAAGTAAACATCAACTTGCTCTTTGTTTGTCCAGTCAATTTTATCTGTTGCTTGAGTTCCATCAATGTTGTCACCAACATAGCCAACAATGGCTTGACCTGGAGATACATTTCGCGCATCAAGCCAAGCCTTGCGCCATGCCTCTGGATTTTGTATAGCAGAAAGGGCGATGTCTACTATTGGAAGAAAACCTTCAGTTGATTCTTTACCAGTTTGTGCCTGTTGGTACTGGCGATTGGCTGCAAGAAATGCTGTTGATAATGGACGTGCTACAACTATTCGGTAAGGTGCTGTAAGTTTATTTAATGTTTCTTCAGCAGATACATCAGTACTTTGTTGAGCCTGAGTGACTAAAGCATTAAGCGTTTCGTCACTAACATTGCCTCTTGTGGCTAAAGTTTTTCCAACTTGGGCTCCAGCAAACCCACCAATGAAACCACTGCCAATTCCTGAAGCCCACTTTGATGCAGCACCAATAACTTTTTCAACATTGCTAGGTGGCTTAGGTGCTGTTACGTCAAATATTGACATTAAACTTCACCATCCTCAACATCGTAAAAAAGAGAACCGTTGTTCATTTCAACAAGTTCATTAATAAAGCCATTGCGTTCATCTTCAGAAGCCCATGGAACTGTTGCTAAAGTAACAACTAGGTCTGGGTCTCTAACTCCGAATACATTTACAAACGCTGCAACATCTCTAGCAATTTGCATTAGTCGCCTAGACGATTCGTTGCTTCAATATATTTCATTAAAATCTTAAAAGATGCTGGAACATTTTCATCTCTTGCAAGTTCCTGGAACTGTGGCATGTACTTTGACACCATTGTATAGCGACCCTGTGTTGGCTCTACTGGTGGTGTATAACCTGGACCTACTGATGCACCAGCAGTTACTGGTTCATCTGGTCGTTGAGTTGGGTCAAATAATTTAGTCATTGGTTGCGCTGCAGGTGGAACTTTAACAGAAGGTGACGCAGGTGTTGGAGTTTGACCGTTTGGCATTGGGTCCATGTCCGTACGTTGTGAAAGACTTCCTGGACCAGACACTGGCTTTGCTGCAGTATTTGTGCGCTGTGTGCGCAGACCACCTCTTGGCATTACTGTCCTCTTTCAACTATCTGGATTTTTCCACCAGTATTAATATCAAACTTCTTAGCAATCTTCATTGCTTCTTGCAGTGTTGCGCCATGCGCAATAGCACCAAGTGCGTAAGCCGCACCAGTGCCTATTCCATAAACACCCGTGTTTGTTTCAAGCACAGCGTAGTTAGATGCGACATGAAATACTCTGTCTTTAAATCCAACAAGGAATACAAAGTCTTCGTCTTCTTTCAGTGTGATGCCAGCATCTTCATGTTGCTTGCGCATCTCAGGGATAAACTTAGACACCATGAAGGTGTAGGCTTCTGAACCGTCATACTTCGGTGGTTCCCAACCGTATAGGATAACGTCACAGCAACGTGAGTTACCAGCACCAGCCATTACATACTGACTAACTTCAACAATTTTCTTCATGCTTCTGTGTTGATATGGTCGTTCAGTATCTGTTACTTGTGCATCTGCCGCAAAGGTAAAACCTTTGGCATCTCTGATGGCAATGATTGTAGTCATTATCCACCCAGTTGCGCTAAGATATCCTGGATATTAGGAGAGGGAGCCCCAGGGGCTGCTTCTACAGGAGCACCACCCATAGTTTCGGGTCCCTGTGCTTCAACTGGAGCACCCTCGCCTGGGGCGGCTTGTGGGGTTGCAGCCATCTGATTTAACATATCCATTGGATTTGCTTCTGGCGCTGCTGTTGGCTCTGGTTCTGGTTTCTTGAATACTTCCATTACTGAATCTTCAACTGATTTACCACTGCGGCGTGCATCAATGGTCTGAGCAATCTTCATTACAATATCTGAAGGGTCTTGACCTTGAGCAGCCATCTGTGGGATAGCCTGTGAAGTTGCGCTTAGTGCACCCATAAGGGCGGTACGCATCTTTTCAATGTCAATGCGTTCAATTTCCTTGGATACATTTACGTTCCATGGAAGTTCTTGCATTACAAATTCTTGTGAGATTAAGTTTGCCTGTAAAGCCTGAAGGCTAAAGATAAGGGCACGTGATGGGTCAAGTCCTGACATTAGACCGTAGCGCACATGTACGCTGTAATCTTCCTTGATGTCTTTTTCTGGGCTGTACTTAAGTACGTATGGTGCACCGTTGTAAGTCATTTGTGTTGACTTCTCGCCAGGGAATAACTTTTGGTCCATTTCCATGGCTAATGCAATTACGTCTTGTAGTGCTTCAGCAAGGATTTGTTGTCCAGCCTTGATTTGAGAATCAAAGCCACCAAGAAGTGCCTGAACACCAGAACCAGTAATAACACTGGCATTGATATTTCCTGAGCGACCTTCTGGGTAACGAGCACCCATACGCATTTCTTGTTCAAGAATCTGTTGTTCTTGGAAAGCACCTGCTGGAATTTCTAAACCAACACGGCGAACACCCTGTGGGTTGGCAGTACGCATGACTGCATCAGGACCAAATGCAAACTCTTGCATATCCTGTGGAACAACCATTGGTGCGTTAACTGATTTCTCAGCAGCATCCATGGCTAGAAGGCTAAAACGAGCACGAGCAATCTGTGCCCAGATAACATCGTCAAATTGACCACGTGGGTCTTCGGTATCAATACCAGGACGCTTAGCAATGCGCACACTTAGTTTACCTAATATGTTTTTTGCTTTGCGAAGGGGAAGGTTTCCTCGTTGTGGAAGGAACAGGATTACCTGCTCTTTGTCCTCGTAGCGAATCAAATCAAGTAGAGTGCCGAGGTCAATGTCTCTGCGGTTATCTCCACCAAGGATTTGGCGTTCGTACTCTGGGAACTCAACAACAAGTTCACCAATGGACTTCAGGTAACGCTTGCTATATGAAACACATCGTCCGTAGCGGTCATATTCTGGGTAAGCACCCAATGGGTTTTCTACACGAATGCGTGGCATACGAGCCTCAAAGTCAGGCTCTACAACAAACGGCAGGAAGGCATAGGTATTATACCAATCTGCGCCTGTATACATCTGGGTTTGTAACCCAGAAAATTCAACATAGTTGTTGACAATCATAGAACGCAAGTCAGCGTTCTTCTTAGCACGGTCACTGTTTACGTCAGGTGTCTGACAGTTAAACGATGGTAGTGGTGCTAGAACTTCAGCCAAGTCACGAGCAACAACATCAACGAAGTTGGCAATCATCGGCTTAGACATGCCCTCAGGGAACATGTCAGGGTATACAGATACCATGTCACCACGGCGTACAGCAGTGATATCAGCCATACGCTGGTCACGTACTGAGTATCGTTGGCGTAGGTAAAGTACCTTGTCAGCGACCTGTTCCATTGAGAGTGCCATGAATATCCTTAAAGATAAGTTGTAAATTGTTCCATTGCTAAATCGTCAAGATTAACAATGGCTTGTTGCGCCATCTGGCGCTGTGTAACAAAGCGACTTGTTGCGTGGTAGATTTGAGTTCCTGAGTGCTGAATCATTTCTTTGGCTTTAATCTCGCAGAACCACAGAGCCATAACAACGTCTGTAGGATTGCGAGTTCCAGGCTTCCAAGTAATCAACTGATTGATTAGAGCCTTGATGCCCTCGTGGTACTGAGGGTCTGGTAGTTCAATGAGGTTATCTCGGTTGTGCTTGTTACTTGTCATAGTACCAAACAAACCTTGCATAGCAGCCACACCGAAGTCAGTGTCCCACTTGTTCTTACCAGTGAAGTGACTAGAGAATCTAACACCCTTGTTAGCCAGATACTGGCGGAACTCTTCATCCACCTCGTACATCTTCTGGTGGGCGTTGATTTCAATACGCAGTTCTACTGGGCGGTAAGTGTTAATCCAGTCTTCAATGACTGCACGAATCT